GAAACGCATTGAACTTGAGGATACGCTGGAGAAGGTTCCAATGTCCAAAGAACAGTTCACGCGCTACCTTGAAGCCCGTTGGATTGAAATGAAGATTGATTCTCGCCGAGGACGAAGCAAACTGAATGAGAACCTCAGTACGTTCCGAGTTCCGACACGCCTGGTGTGCGACTATGCGCTTCCTCTTGACATGAAGAAGCCCGAGGTAGAGGAAGGAGCAGCAGAAGACAAGCCGCAAAAGATATCGGGTGACGAAATTCGGAAGAAGCTCTTGGCGGAACCCGATCGGTATCTCTCTGAAAAGGGGTTGGAAGTCTTCAGCCCCAAGATGCTCCGAATTCTGAAGAACATAAAGAAGTCCAAGGACGGAAATCAGTTTATCTACTCGCAGTATCGCTCATTGGAAGGGTTGGGCGTCTTGTCGGCTGTGCTTGAACACGCAGGATGGCAGAGATACAAGCTGTCTCACTCTGCAAATCAGTGGGTAGAAGATCCTGAGATGGATGACCGTCCGGCGTATACCTTCTACACAGGCGAGGAGAAGGAGGAAGAGCGTGACCTGACCCGCCAGATCTTCAACGGCGTCTATTCAAAGAACTTTCCGCCCTCTCTCAAGGAAAGTGTGGAAAAGCGTGGCAAGAAGATTCTGAACATCCTGATGGCCTCGGCGTCGGGCGCAGAAGGCATTACACTCACCAATGTCCGCCACGTTCACATTATGGAACCGCACTGGACTCCGGCTCGCCACGATCAGGTCATTGGTCGTGCTATTCGTATTTGCTCTCACGCAACCCTTCCGATGGAGGAGCGCACAGTCAAGGTCAGTTTTTACATTTCAGTCTTTACGGAGGATCAGATGAAATCCGCAGAATACCCGAACATTGTGGCCATTCGTCGTAACGATATGGTCACAAAGCGCTATGAGGGCGACCCTGTGGAGACATTCATGTCCACGGATGAATACTTGTATGAAACGGCGTATGAAAAGGAGCGCATTGGTCAGCGAATGTCCCTGTTGCTGAAGGAGTCCGCGGTGGATTGCGAGATTCACCGAAAGCTCCACTCCCGGGAACGTCCGCAGGTGTCCTGTATGCGATTTGACAGCACCACAACTGGAGAGGACTTGGCCTTCAAGCCGAACATCAAGAGTGAAGACTTGGATGCCACTGTTCTGCGCAACACATCCAAGAAGCACCGCCGTCTGCAAAAAGTCCTCATCAAGGGCATCTCACTCATCATTGATCCGAATACAAAAGAAGTGTTTGACGGACCTGCGTGGGACGACCATCAGCGCCTTCTGCGTATGGGAGTTATGATGTCACCAACTTCAATCCGGTTTCTGCTTTAACACACTCGTCAAGCCTCGTTCTTGACGTCCTCCAGCCAAGACGCACACACCTCGTTCCACGTCTTGAAGGTGTAGGCCGCTGCGGCCTTCTTGAACTGAGGAAGGGCGGCGATCATGCGTTCCATCTCATCCGCAAGGTCCTTGTAGCTGAAGCTCGGGGCCCACAGTCCAAGGGGCATGGTCCCTGAGAAGTAGACACGGTCACCGGGCTTGACAAATCCACACACCGTCTCGTCCATGAAGGAACGATAGGTTCCAATGTCCGTCACAATCTGCGGCGCACCCGTATACAGGTGCTCAATCTGACAAAGCCCGAATCCCTCTCCATCGGAGGTGTTCACGCCAATGTCCGCAGCATTGTAAATCTCGTTGATGGCGGAATCAGGCACGGGCTTTGCGGACGTATCCACCAGCATAAGTCGCTTGACAAAGTCCTCGGGGTTGAGGCCACGACGCTGAAGCTCTGTCGTGAAGATTCGGCTAATATCGTAATAAGCGCCCTGCTGAGCATTGAGACCCGTGACAATCATGAAGTAGTACGGCTTCGTGGGATCACGAGCAAGAAGCTCCGCAAATCCCATGACGGCAAGATCGTGACGCTTCCGCTGGCTGTTGCGATTTGCATTCACCATGAGAACGGCATTGAACGGCAGACCCATCGTCGCCCGAATGGTGGTTCGGACTCCATCAGGAAGCTTGGAAAACATGGTCGTATCCACCGCATTCTCCAGTGTGCGCACATCGGGAAACTCGCCGTATGTCTTGAAGACATCTGTCCAATACTGCGTAAAGCAATAGACACGGTGGGCATTCGTGCGAATCGTATCGGCCAGCTGAGGAGCAATTCCCTCGTACACCTGATCCACGTACACCCACAGCTTATACGGCGACGTCTCCTTGCTGTACTTCATGGCCTCCACGAAGCGGTGGATAATCAGAGGATCATTGTAGATCATGACTACATCAGGGTTCACCATCTCCAGGTACTCGTGGATCTTGTTGAAGCCAAAGCCCTCCTCCTTCGGATCCTCGTTTGCCGCTGCATCGTAGGCGACGACACCCGACGGCACCGTGCGAATGTTTCCACGAGACGGGTGGCGCTGAAACCCAAAATGATAGGTCTTGATTGCTGGGGCCAGCTTTGCAAGCTGCTTGAGGAGATTGAAGACGACCTTGGAATACCCCGTCGTTTGATCTACGTGCGTGCTGATAAGAACGAACCGCATTATGTTGTTAGTCTTTTCTCTCCGTAAACCATAATGCCGGTCCTGCGCCCATCTGGGTCGGATTTCACATCCTTCGTCAAGGCGGCTGCTCAGTATGTTCCTCCTGGACGTAGTGCTAAGGCGTCCAAATCAGGGGGTGGTATGATGGTGGCACCTGCAGGATTAGGTGCTGTTGCCAAGGCATCCATCGTCGCAATTCGGGCATCTCCCACAAACACAACTCTGTCTATTCCGTCTATTATAGCTGTGGTTGCCGCCGTAACAAATACAGTTGTCACCTATCTCGCCGTGGTGACGACATATATTTCATCCGGATTTTTTGGGACAAATGGAATACAGTTCCTTGCTGGTGGTAGGGTAGCAGTTTTTGACTATAATCTCGCATCAATTTATACATTTGCTTATCCAGGAACTACAGCAGTATTCCTTGCTGGTACCCCGGGACAGACTTATGCTGACGGGACAGGCTCAGGTGCTCGGTTTAAGATTCCACTCAGTATACATGCCCTTCCTAATGGAAACTTGATCACAACCGAGCAGGCGGCGATTCGCCACGTCACGTATCCCGGAGCCGTCGTCACGACTATCGCAGGAAGTGCGACGAGTGGAACACAAACTAACGGAACAGGTGCGGCGGCGGTATTCGGGTATCCGAACAGTGTTACACGGCTCCCAGACGGAAATCTGATGGTATGCGATGCTGGTGGTAGCCGTCACTCTCTTCGGCTTATCACCATATCGGATTACGCGGGTTCGGGGACAGTCACACTCTTTGCTGGCGGTAACGTTACAGCTGCATCTATAGATGGAACTACTACGGGTGCAAGTTTCAGTGGACCATGGGGAATCGCAACTCTCCCTAACGGGAATCTCATTGTAAATGACGGACCAACTATTCGTTATGTTACCTATCCAGGCGGTGTTGTAACGACGATCGCAGGTAGTGGCACCCCCGGCTTTGCCGACGGCACGGGAGCGGCCGCAAGCTTCAATGCTGAATATGCCGAGTGTGCGGTTCTCCCCGATGGAACAATTGTTGTACCGGATCGTGCCAATCAGCGTATACGACTTGTCAGGACATCAACGTATGCGCTAAATTCGGGTGTCGTCACAACTATTGCCGGAAACAATACAGCTGCGAATCAAGATGGCACGGGGACGGGCGCGAGTTTCTTCTACCCATCAAGGATAGCGGTAAATTCTGCCGGTAATGTCATCTTAACGACGTCTGGTGCAAACAATGGTTTAATTCGACAAATAAGTCTAACCACTACATAATCACCGGTTTCTCTAGATTTATGTTGTCCTAGAGTAACAATGCCCGTCCTGCGCCCATCGGGATCTGATTTTACATCCTTCGTCAAGGCCGCCGCACAGTATGTTCCAGCCGGAAGTAGTGCTAAGGTCTCCAAATCAGGCGGCGTTTCCGTTGCTCTACCTGGATTAGGCGCTGTTGTCCGCACGTCGCAGGTGGGTGCATTGGCGTCCCCCACGACAAGCGCGGTGGTCATCAACGGAGTGACCCCGTCTGCGTCAGGCGGCGGACCTACACGAACACCGGTGTCTACAACTTTCACCTTTACCGGAGCTCTTCAACCCTATCTCGCCCCGGCCGGAGCAACAACTGCTACCATCTTCATGTGGGGTGCAGGTGGTGGTGCTAACCTCTCGGGAGGCAGTAACACTGGAGGCGCAGGTGCATACTTAACTGGAACGTTTGCGATTACACCTGGTGTAACCTATTATATCTTAGTTGGAGAGGGTGGACGAAACGCAGTAAGTTTTGGCGGCGGTGGAAACGGTGCCAGTGGTGGTGGAGTGTGTGGAGGCGGAGGTCGATCTGCAGTCCAGAGTCTCACTCCCACGTTAACTGCAGTCAGTGGTTCAGGATCTGTCGTTACGTACACAACAATTGCCCCCCATGGACTTGTTGCGGGTCAAGCAGTCACAATCACAGGTATCACAACCACGACTGCATACAACGGTTCGTATATCGTAGCAGGTACTCCGACGCCCACCACATTCACGGTAACAAGATCGACCACTGGTACCGCTACGTTCTCATCTCCCACGGTCTACGCGGATATCGTATGCGTGGGTGGCGGTGGTGGTAGCGCATCATGGGGTGGAAAGTCTGGAGGTACAGGAGCATGGACGGGAACGGCTGGTAATGGTGGCTCCGCCAATAACGACACAGGTGGATTCGGTGCATCTCAGTCAGCAGGCGGCGCGGGTGGTGCCGGGGAAGGTGGCGTTGCTGGAACTGTCCTGCTTGGCGGAACAACTACTAGCGTAAATTGCGGCGGTGGAGGTGGTGGTTATTATGGTGGCGGCAGTGGTGGTGCAACTTCTTTCAACCCTGGTGGCGGCGGCGGAGGCTCCTCATACACTGCTCTTCTCACGAACGCAACGGGCGCAAATGGAGTTGGTGGGCCCACGCCACCGGGAACGTTGGTTCCAGGGTATATTACCGGCGTGGCTGCGGGGTCAGTTGTACAAGGATTTGGTGGCAACGGACTTGTGATTGTTCTTGCGTAGTTTCTCCACCCTATACAAAGATGCAAGTCAACTCAGCCCAGGATTACCTGACTCAACTGAAGCGCCAGATCATCGCCAAGTCGCTGGCGGTAGCTCCTCCTCCCCTGAAGCGCAGAACGAACACTCAATACATTGGTGTGCTCGCCAATAAGTCGGATCGGTATGATATGTTTGTTGCGGGCGTCGGTATCAGTACAGTCGGTCCCCCTATACTTGGAAGAACCTTTACGTCCATGTGCTGTGTTCCAGCCAATACTGCGACTACGACCTATATAGTTTGATCGCCGATTTATGTTGTTCTAGAGTAACAATGCCCGTCCTGCGCCCGTCGGGTTCCGATTTCACATCCTTCGTCAAGGCCGCCGCACAGTATGTTGCGCCTGGACGTAGTGCTAAGGCGTCCAAATCTGGCGGTGTTCCCGTTGCCCTACCTGGATTAGGCGCTGTTGTCCGCACGTCGCAGGTGGGTGCATTGGCATCGCCCACAACAAGCGCGGTCATCATCAATGGAGTGACGCCGCCACCGGCTGGGGCTGCGGCAGCGCCGCCTGTGGTGGTTAGGGTGCTTCTAGGCGTCGTTTCTACGCTGGCGGGCAGCGTCCAAGGTTCAATCAACGGTACTGGCACAGGCGCGAACTTTAACAACCCGAAAGGAGTTGCTGTGCTTTCAAACGGCAACACTGTTGTGACCGACTATCTCAACTCCCGTATCCGGTTGATAACGCCTGCCGGCGTAGTCACCACACTCGCGGGCGGCACCGATGGCTTCGGCGACGGCACGGGCACGGGCGCCCGCTTCGCTGCCACGCTTGGAGTTGCCGTGAACCCTTTGACCGGCGTGATCGTCGTGGCGGACACCTTCAACCACCGCATCCGGTTGGTAACACAGGCCGGTGTCGTC